GTGTCGGTGCGCTCACAAAAAACCGCCCACCTTTTGAATAATTACATTTTGTGCATGCAGCTACAAGATTATCCATTGTATCTAAACCACCTTTGCTTCTTGCCAGCAAATGATCAACAGTCGTGGCATCTTGACCACAGTAGTAACAAGCGTATTGATCTCGATGCAACACCTTAGCTCTTATCTTACGCCAATGGTAGGTTGAGCCAGTAGATCGTAAGGCTGACTTTGCCATCAATACCAGCCTTTCGCATTATGATGCACCAATGCTAGACATGGTGTTTCATATCTATTTTCAATGTATTTCAATCCCCACTCTATTTGCTTGAAGCCATTCACTTTAGCCAAATAATCTGATTTGCCTTGCGGTATTCCGTAATGGCTACCATTCTTTGCATCTGGTTGCCAACGGCTCTCTTTGAACCATAACACATCTAAACAATTAAATTGATCTACATCATTTAATTTAATAAATGCCCATTGACGATAATGATTTGTTTTGTAAATAGATTGAGATTCAGCTATTTCAAGGCTAATAATTTGTGCTACAAATAGAGCGAGCCCAACTAGCGTGCACCTTGCGAGCTTACCGCGGTGCGGCTCGCCTTTTCGCCTTGATGGCGAATGCGATCTAGAGCGTATCATATAAAGTCAAGTCCGATAAGATAATCGCAGGTCAGAAGGCAAATGAAAGAATGGCACAATGTCATACTGATCGATCCAAGTGCAATCGTAACCAGCCTCACTCATGGTTTATCCTCAAATCACGTAAAAAATCAATAAAACTGGTTTCATTCATCATAAGCCAATTGTATTCCGTTATGCGCTCTGCTGCATGATTGGTCGATTTAACATAAAACGCTATATTTTTGGTGTCATACGCAACTATGAATGCAGGTAAATTAGCCATGGCTGCTAATGTAGAAACTGGTCGGTGATCTCGTATTGCTTTTTCTGTGCCTAAATAACGCATGCTGCCAACAGTCTTGTATTCAATTAAAGCAACCGGCTCTTGATTACTGTATTCCAACAATATAAAATCAATGTCGGTAGCTGGTAGATCATAACCCCAAGTTCGGTGTCGCTTGCTGATCCATTCATCACGCCAACCAGTTTGCTCTAAGCGAGTGCCATCTGCACTATATCTGATTGTCATACTCACCTATTAACATACAGGTCTGACATAGCACGCCATCAAATTGCCATGATCCGCAAGCTGTGCATCTGCTAACGCTGCCATCACTTTGACCAATCTTTTCAGCCTTGTTTTTAACACCTACGCATCCACAAACTTTGCATTGATATAACGCAAATCCGTAAGGCTTGTTTTTCCATTCAATTTCAATAAAATCGGTGTTTTGTTTGCAGCCATTACACTTAAACCGGATCACGATTTATTAGCTCATGACATCTAAAACATATGCCATTCTTAAACACACGATCATCTCCACAAGCTTCACATTTAATCAAAGATTTAACCAAATGGGCGCCATTGTCATCAATTTCAACAGCCCAACCGCTGCCATCTATAATTGCTACATAACCCATTATTCACCTCCTTCAAAATACCAATTTCCTTGCGCTGTTATTTTTGCCCATTTTGGATTGCATTGTTCATCTTTGGGTTTACCACATCCACAAACATAGCCATAATACGGCTTACCTGATTTTGCAACGCCTTCTTTTAAGATCATACCATTTTCACACAATGGCGGTTCTTTTGGCTTTGCACCAACCGCATTGACAGCATCTGCAATGCTCCATTGTTGCGGATCATCTTGTTTATTCTCAACTTGAAATGATGCTCTTAATGCATCCTCAACAGCTGCTGCTCGAGTGCCTGCTCTGCTATATCTGCGTTGCTCTTCACGCTTTTCCCATTCATTTACCTTAGCCATCTCTTCTCTGCTACCGCGTTTGCCTTTAGCCGAGAAACCAAGATTTGCGCTCGCACGACCGATTGCTGAGCTCTCACAATTTTCCAATGCAAAATTGCTATTAACACCTTTTTCCGTAATTGTTTCAGATGCCAAACCAGTTGCAGCCGGTTTTGTGTCGGCTTCCGTTTTATATAATTTAGCAATAACAATGTATCGAGTGTTCGATGCCTCAATAAGTTCTGTTTCAATTCTTCCATCAGGATATTCCTTCCAAAATTTGTGTATTCGTTCATCAACTGTTTCGTAATCTTGCAAATTAAACATCATTCCTGCCAATCTAATGCATCATCCTGCATTGCTTCGTGGCATGTTTTGCTGAATGACAAGTATGCAATTGCATCTTTGTAATGATCGTCAATTTCTGGGCTTTCAATACTTCTTGAGATTTTGACCAATGCCATGCACATTGCAACTTGATTTGATGTAACTGGGAAGTGCAAGTAAGCAGACCAAAACTTTGCAATCCGCTCATGCTGTGGATGCGGATGACCATACATTGATCCGCGTTCATGTATTGTTTTTACAACATCATCTAACAATTGCTCAGTTTTTGTCATAATCAAAAACCTGATTTAATTTTAACTTTTGCACCTTAGCCTGATGTTCTATGCAAGATTTCCAACCAGCTGATCTACCAGCCCAATAACCATTTTGGTAATGTTTATCCATGCGCCATTGATCTAAAAAATAAAGACCTAAACCAATAAAGCAGCCTATAACAAAGCCGTAACCTACGATTTCCATTGTTTGCTCCCATCCTGCACAATCTGTGCATTGGGTTCAGTTTGACTTAAATGACCGACAGCCACCAGCCGAGATGCAGGCGTGGCGTATAACATTTTTGTTATTTAGCGGAATAAGTCCTACGGTTATAGGTGAATGAGCCATCATGATTGACTGGCACTAAATCAACTTGATGACTTTTTTTGCCAAAACTAAGCACCACAAAACCCATATTCCAGTCGGCTGAATTGTATTTTAAGTAACTGGCTTTGCGCATGTCCATAAGGTGACCGGCTTCTATACCCCAAATCGTTGAATAATGACCATTTAAGCCAGTTTGGTGGCGAACTGCACCTTGCCTATGGCTATGCCCACAAACGACGCTCCTAGCCCATTTCTTGGCTAAATTTAGACCTGTTATACCGGCATGTTTTGACATGTTGCCTTCATCGCCATGTGCCAACACCCAGCCACGCTCAAACTCATAAGCTCTTTTGTGAAAGCGGATGCCCATATTTGAGTAATCCATGAACCGCTCATAACGCAACTCCGGCAATCCCAGCAATGATGGCGCACCTTTAAGCAATGTCTTAAATAATCGATCTGTATGGTTGCTGCGAACTATGTCGGTGGTGCCTAGGTCAAACAAAATCTCTTGACCTACTTTGCGCTCGGCATCAAGTGTTTCGGCAAACTCCAATTTTGTGCCTTTTGCCCAACGCGATTGGCTGCCTAAATCTAACTCATCTCCAGTATTTAACACAAAATCAAACTTTTCGTGTTTTGCCATTTTGATAAGATTTTTTATCGCTGCTGGATGGTGCAGCGGAATTTGCAAGTCTGGTGTTACTAAATACCTGCGGTTTGCCTTAATCGTCATCGCCTTCTGTTGGATCAATGCTAGGAATTATGCCGCCATCGCCAACCACCCAATCCGGAAATGTTTTATGTTCGGTCATTAACCAAAACGCATGCTCCGGCGTAAAACCGGCTTTTCTAGCTGCTTTATAGCACGCATGCAACGCAATGTAATGTTGATCTAGTTTTGTCAATGGCTCAATAGTTTGGCGAACTCTCCGCCTATTGATTTTTGTCCGCTTTACTCGTTTGCGTGTGTTCGCCATGTAATTATTGTCGCCTACTGACTATTGCAAACAGCTCATCAACACGCTTTTCTAACCTAGTAATTTGATCTTTTATTGAGCTGCCAGCATTAGGTTTAAGCTCTGCTAGATAAGATTTAATAACCCAGCGTAGAGCCAGTAATAAAGCGGTCGCGATACTGCAAACGCCAACGCCAAATGCGACCCATTCGTTTGGACTCATTTCGCATTTACACCATAATCAACTTCAAGCCCAGAGTTTGGGTCTAAAGCTTTTACCAATGGCGCAATAACAGCACCAAGTAATGTGGCGTAAGCTGGATGTATGTCGGCAACAATAGCGAGCGCAACAGTTACACCACTAGCTGCAACAGCTCTTAAATATGATTTGATTGCTGCTTTGTGTTTTCTCGTTAGTTTCATAATTTGCCTTTCAGTAGTGGGATGTCGAACTTTTCGCCTGTTTGATTAGGTTTGAATGAAATATGGATGTGCTTGTGATGTGGATTGATGCCAGTATATTTTCTAAATTTCCATAATGATTTAACACTAGCAATTTTGCCAGCGTGTATTATGTAAGATATACGCTTATCTTTTTTTGCTGCAAGTCGAAGCTGATCTGCCAAATCATAACTAATTTCTTGTTGGTCAGAAAGGCTAGCGTCAATGTCAATCGCGCATACTTCTCCGTCAGGTCTTGGGTTGTGATCGGATTTTCTAGATGCATGCTTACTATCGCCGATCCACCCATCAGCTTTCCTGCTCCTACCCACAAACGCTCCATTTATTTGGTCGCGCAATGTTTCAGCAGCTTTAGATAACCAAGGCTTCATTAGCCAAGTAACAATTTTGCTTCATCAGCAGTTAAACCTAAACGATCAAGAATTGCTTGGCGTTGTGCTGCCTTTGCTTCGGCTTCGGTTTTTCTTGCCTGTGCATCAGCGGCATCAATTCTCATTTGTGCTATCTCAGCATCTGTGGCATCTCTTATAGTTTCTTCTTGTGTTTCGCAATTAAATTCTTTTATTTGTTGTTTAGTCATTATTTAACTCCATAAAGATAAGCTGTGCCTGATGTAAAATTGCCACCAGTAAAATTAACTAAATTAATTTGAGTGACAGCGGCTGTTTGATTGTAAATTCCTATTGCTTTGAACACTCTAAATTCGGATGTATCAGTATTACTAACACTTAGCGCAACTATGTCATTCCATTTCCAAGTTGTAGCATTAGTATAATCTGGAAAATTTAAAACAATTAGTCCTGTGGCAGTAGTATCATCTTGCGGCGCAGTCCATAAATAGCTTTGGTTGAATGCAGATGATCCTTCAAAATCAGTTTGATATTCTGCGTTCCTGTATCTATTTGCATTGCTATCACCATTATATCTGTAAGCAAAACGGTCGCCATCAGTTGCAGGTTTATATTGTCTTATTACTAATCTTAAACTGTTGTAATCTTGTGGTATAGATGTTAGATTTATCGCTGCGCCTGTTAGAGAAGTAGTGCTTATTAAAGTCATTCCACCGCTAGCAGCCGACGCCCATTTTAATCCTGTTGCGGTAGAACTATCCGCAGTCAAAACTGTGTCGTTCGCGCCAACAGCTAAACGGCTAACTGTATCGGCTGCGGTTGCTGCAATAATGTCGCCTTTTGCATCGACAATAGTTTTGGCAATTGCTGCATTAGCGTTATTGTAAGTTGTTGTATCAATTGCAGTTCCAAGTGTGCGAATTGCAGCTGCACCATCTTTGACAAGATCGGTGTCGGCTGGTGTTGTCCAGCCATAATTTGTGGTAGTTGGCATTATACTCCTATCAGGCGACTATTGTAGCGTATTCCCATGTCAGCGTTGGGCTTACTGTGTTGAAAGTTTCGCTAACAGGTGTTGTGTTCCAGCGCATCGCTACTTGACTAAATGCGACTGGTGAAAGATTAATTGTTAAAAACAGCTCGTTAAATCTTGTGCTCCATGACCAACCTTCAACATAACCTTCAAATTCACCGGAGGAAATTTGATTTGGTAAATTTAGAATATTAAGTGGCTGACCCATAAACACACCTAGCAAATCATCTCTATCTGCATCATCTATTTCTGGGTTTGTTATGGGAAAAGTTATTGATTGAAATACTGGCAATGGATAAGCGCGTTGCGCAATATATCTATCAGCTACATCTTGTGCATCTACGGCTGAATGCAAAACAGAATTAATGCTTTCGGCTTTGTATCCATAAATTGCAATGCTATCTGCATCTGTCGCTGTTTCTTGCGATCCAAAATTGTTGCCGTAATTAATATAAATATCGTTGCGTATGTCTGCCGATTTAACAATTGTCGATAATCCTTGACCTAAAGCATGGTTGGCATCAAGATCAACATAACCATTTGTTAAAAGATAATTTTGCCTATGGTCGGCATCTGCATAACCAATGTTGCCTTCATTGTCCTCATATAAATAACCAAATGCTGAGTTAGCAATTAATTCTGCTATGTTGTAAATCGTGTCCGGATCAACTGCTCTGTTTTCCATTGTGTAAAGTCCAGGAGTGTCAATTTCGCCTAAACCAAGATTGAATGCCTCTGCCCATGTTTCAGTTGCATCATAACCTGACCAAGTAGATGCAGCCGGCACATCATTCCAAGTGCCTAACAATACGCTAGACAATAGATCATAAATTTGATTGCCATCCTCATCTTGACTTAAAGTGCCATCATAAATTTCTTTTGTTAGTTTAGTTAATGATCCCATTGCCAAAATTGTGTATTGAATAACTGTTGCAATCGACCCAGTTTGTCCTACTGTAACTGTAATATCAGAAACATCTCCACCAAATAAATTAACATAAGCACCGGAACTATCTTTTACTTGTAATACTAAACTGTCATTAACATCTATATCTAAAGTTTGTGCATTTAATGCAACAAGTGTTAATTGACAATAAGATGGCAATGGCTGTTCATAAATTGATTGTCTGCCAGCTTGATGTTGCACATCTGAAATGGCTATATTGGTGTAATCAACACCAGCAATTGTAAGTTTCCAATCAGGCGTAAAAACAGTCATTATCTGTTACGAATTGCCGCATCTCGCAAGGCTGTGCGACTTCTTTCTGCTTGACTGCTCAAAGTATTTGCAACTGCTCTTGCTGCGCCTTCGCCATCAATAGCATTAACAGTTATGTTTATGTTGCTGCCTGCTTGACCAAATGGTGTGCCAGCACCAAAAGGCACAGATGGAGGATTACCCAAAAAGCCACCAGCTTTGCCGGTTAAACTTGATGGATTTGGCACAAAACCAATGTCCGCTCCTGGTTTAACCAGATTAATTGCTCTAATCATTTGATTAACCAATTCAACTACTAAACCAATTGCTTCTCTAATAAATGTAATAAAACCTTGCACAATACCTATAACAACTTTTATTGCTTTGCCAAAACTTGCAGCTCCTTTTTGTGTTTCGTCCAATGCAGCAGTTAATCCTGCATCACCAGTCAATCCAGCAATAAAACCATTAAGCGTTGGTATGCCTTTTTCGTTCAAAAATGTGATAAATTTTTCTACTTGTGGCAGCAATGCAACGCCCAAACTTTCTTTTGCTTCATCAAATGCAACTTTTAATCTGTCAATTTTACCTTGAAAAGTGTCAGCATTTGCAGCTGCTGCGCCACCATACAACTCTGCCAATTTTTCTTGCACTTCAGTAAATGACATTGTTGCCAATTCAGCTTTACTCAAACCTAAACCAAGACGACCCAATGCTGTTGTGTTGCCATCTTGTGCACGACCTAATGCATTTGCAACTTGTTCGAGATTCAAACCACGACCTTTTGAAATATCTAACGCCAAAGCTAATAATCTTTGGGCTTCGCTAGTATTTTTTGTGCTAACTGCCAATCGTTGCATTGCCGGTCTAAGCTGATCATCTGCAACGCCTGTGGCAAGTGATGTTTGTAGTATGAAATCCTCAGTTGCTTTTATTTGAGCATCAGTAGCACCTGTGGCAGATCGTAAGGCAGCAGCCAATCTTAATTGTGCTTGCTCATCCTCAATCGCTGCTTTAACACCATCTATGGCTAATTTACCGGCATACGCAACCGCAGCAGCAGCAGCTACGGCAAAAGCAGCAGCAGCCTTTTTCCCAAATGCTGCGATTTTTTCGCTATTACTTTGGACTTTGCCATCAGCTTGATCCAATTTGTTTTTCAGATCATCAATGTCAGCTAATATCTTTAACGATAGCGTTCTAGTATCTCTAGCCATTATGCCCACTTATCCAATATGCGATTGTATGCAGCTGTCCATTTTGTAATTAATTCAGGCTGAATTCTGCGTAAGGTTGGATATATGAACCATCCGCGAGATCCACGACCTGATCTTCCTGAATAACTAGGAAACTGTTTAAATTTGTTTGAACCAAACTCAACGCCACCCCATAAGGTTTGTGTAGAAGCACCACCTGAAAATTTTTGTCTTGCAAATCCGTATTTAAATTCGCCAATTTTGCTTGATTTTGAAACTGCAACACCGTCTGCAACTCTTTGCGCAACTTTGCCTGATTTTGTTCTGCCACGAGCTGCTGTTTTAATTTCCTCAGATGCAAAAGTTGCCAACTCAGCAGACATAATTCTAGCTTCATCCGTTGCTTGATCGCCCATAACTTTGAAAGCTTTAAGGACATCGCGCAAATCATTTTTGCTATACGCAATTGTTTCATTTGCCATTCCTTTGCTCCAATACTTCAATCGCGGTCAATATGTCGTCTGCATCAACCCATTCACTCATTGGTATCTGTGTGGCAAGTGCCAACTCAACCAATAATCTGTTTAGGCTTCCTGCGCTGTGGCTTTTGGGTCTGCATCACCAACTATTACATCGGCAACAGTTTCCATCCAAGCCTCAAATGGTTTAACAGGTTTGTTTCCACTTTCACGCTTTAATGCGTGGTAAGCCAAATACATAAGATCCCATACACCTGCTTTTTCTCTATATTGCATAATTGTATGACCTGTTTGCTTTTCCCATTTTGCCCACTCAGGCGGTTGGGCTACATAAGTAGCTTGCTCGCCTGAGTTATATTCAATTGTAATTGCTAGTTTCATTTGTGCTCCCAGTTATTTTTTAACTAAATGTTTCGACTACTTCACCTTTAGATACTGTAAAAGTAAATGATACTTCTTGTGCATCCATGCCTGAGCCACCAGCTGTTGGGAACTCCGGCTTTATTGGAAATACAAATTGTGCACCAGTTGCAGTTGTAAGTGTAATTGAAATATCTGTATCTGGTGCGCTTTCTGCAGCAGCCCATAAAGCCTCGCAAACTGAATTTGCTTTGCCCCAATCTGCCAACATGTCTAACTGGAATGTTCCAGAAATGTTTGTTGTTTTGTAAGCCTCACCATCCAGTGTTTGGTAAGTTTGTCGCTCATTAACTTTTGTTAATACTGCGTTGGTCGCTTGTGCTTCGATGTCTGTTCCACCTGTGAAAGACAACGAAATATCACGACCGGTTATTACTGTGGTTGCCATGATTACTCCTTATGCGGTTTGTGTGTAGTAGGTAGAAACTCGAACATCTGCAATAAGCAAAGTCGATGCTCCGACTGTTGTTACTGTTGGTCTTTCGACCGAGCTGACAATGTATCCGGTTGGAATTACTGCCAGCACACTTAATATGAGTTGCTCTATATTGTCCAACGATGCTGGATTACTGTTATAGGCAACTGCTACTGATATTGTAAAATTAATTTTAGCATGTATTGTTGTTTTGTTAATTGTTTCTAATTCTAAATATGGGCTGTCCGGCACGACCACAACAGCTGGTGGCATTACTGCTTCCGGCACAAATGCATACACATTGCCGGCAACTGAGGATAGTGCTGTTGCTAATGGTGTGCGGATACTTGATAAAATTGTGGATGCTGGCACTATTGACACATACTTTCAACATCTAAATACGCACCTAATATACCTACACATCTATTAAAAAGACTGCGACCCATGCGAAACGGAGTTGCTGTAAAATCTACACCTTCTATTTGTCCACCTGCTGCAACTCTTGATTGAAAAACCTCTACTGACACAACAAAAACAGCTGATCGAACTGATTGGTTGCCAACATAAGTTGATGCGCCAGTCAATGTAGCTGTGCCACTAGGTATAACATTTGCTTCGTCAACATCTGCGTTTGTAATACTTGCGTCGAATGTATATTGAGTCAAATTACTATCTAAAACTGTGCGTGTGCCATTGTAAGGTGATCCGCAACCTGCAATAATAACAGATTGTCCTTCTGTAAATTCATGGATGCCTAAAGTCGTAAATGTTGCAACATTGTTGGTTAGCGATACTTTTTGAACTGGGCTTTTAAAGGTAACTAACATAGGCAAAATTGTGTTTTCTGCTGTATCAATTATGCCTTCTAAATATGTGTTGTCATATAAAGATGATGACACGCCAAGCACAGATCGCAACTCGGCAGCTGTAATTATGGTTGGCATGTCATCTCCTTACTCCCACTCTTAGATGCCTAAAGCTGGGAGCAACTTTAGGCACTACCGATTAGGTCAAGTTAAATCGGCGAACTCCACCTGCAACTAATACTTTTGTTGCCATGTAACCATATAAGCATGTTTCAATCTCGCCTGTGGTTGGCTGATTAGTTGTTAGTTGTAATGTTGGGCTTTCATAGATTGCAACTGCTGATGGCACAACAATAAATGCTGACTCATCAATAGTTGTTGATACTGCTTTGTTCGAAACATACAAATCAAGACCCATTACATTGCCACGCAATGATTGCGAGCTTGCTGATCCTGCTGCATTTTGTGGTTGGCTTGCTGTAAAAATTGGTCGTCCAGTTGTATCTTGTGCGCCAATTAATAAGCCCCATTGTGAAGTTCCGGCAATGTAGCGTGTAGCCAATTCACCACTTGCTAGATAAGCTGCTGGCACTTCGGTTTTAACAAATGCAACTAAACCATCAACAGTTGCTGCTTGTGCACTTGCTTGTGTGCCTGATGCTGTAAGTTCAGCAATCACAGCTGCTTCTGTTGCACCTGCAAAAGCTCGCCTCATGTTGTCTAACATGCTGTCAAAGAAGCTTGGGTCTGCGCGGTCTAGAATCTCAACAGAATACCTTTGCAAACCAGCATATTTTTTAACTGTGCAATTAACATAACTTGAGATTAAACCAGTCTCACTTGGCGCACCTGCTTCAGCTGTTTCGG